TTCGCGGTTGGCCTGTGTCGCAGAAACGATAGGAACATTGAACTCCATCGCAAGACCACGTATCTCTTCGGCGATGGACTTCACCAGAACGTAAGTGTTGACAGACGCAGCCCCCTTCACACGAGATGAAGCACAGATGTTGAGATAGTCGATAAAGATGATGTCGGGAACGAAATTCTTCTTGAGCCGAAGTTCGTTCAGTAGATGTCTGAAGTGACCAGCATGAGCTGTTCCGGTTGGATACTCCTTGATTACAAACCTGCCAGGCGTCTTATCTTTGATTCTATCTACTCGCTTTTGAAATGTTTCTCTCGGCAGCAAGCTAAGTTCATCAATTGTCACGTTTAGCAAGTTTGCGTCAATACGTTCTGCGATTCGTTCTTCTGCCATTTCCGCCGTGATGTATAGAGCATTCTTTCCATGCATGAACGCAGCTGCTGCCATGTGACACATTACAAGACTTTTACCAACACCAGTTGATGCGAGTAGAACAGTAAGCGACTTCTTTGGAAGACCACCCTTCGTGATCTTGTTCAGCATGTCAATGTCAAAGGGTAGACGCTCTTCCTTACGGTGATAGAACTCGTAGCGACTTTCAACGTCATCTAGATAGTCGTGACCAATGTGGGTGTCGAAGTTGATTCCAAGTGAGTCTGATAGAAGCTTTGGAATTGAACCCTTATCAAGTTCTTTGTCTTTTCCATCAATAATCATGATGGCTTTTCGAACTGAATTGATTAGATCACGGTCTTGACAGAACTTTTCAGCTTCTGTTATCAGCCATTCCTGATTTGTATCTTTGTCAATTTTTAGTTCATCAACAGTACGAATGACCTCTTTGAATGTTTCTTCATTCAAGTCTTTTCTGTTGTCAAGCATAATTTTTAGTGCTTCGACGGATGGTGGCTCTTTATACTGGTCCACGTATTCAGCGAATGAAGAAAAAATCTTCTTGGTCGTCATGTCATCGAAATAGCTTTCTCGAATGTATGGAACAACCTTTCGGGAGAATTCTTCATTGTAAATTAGGTTCGCTAGTATTGTTTGTTCTAACATTTGTCCCTCAAAAAAACTGAATAGAAAAGGGCGGAAGTTACTCCGCCCCTGAACTTACTTCTGTTAGAATAACTCAATCAGTCGTCAATGTCAATCTCCATAACCTCTGCCATGTCAATTTCATCATTTGCACCTGAGAGTTTGTACTTCTTTTCAACAAACTCTTTGAAGTCCACATTCTGAATGAGAGCGGCAAAGAATTCGTCGTTTGCCTGAACTTCAGCTTCGCGATAATTTTTCTCAGAAACCTCTCCAGTAACCGGACTGATAAGCTGATACCATCCTACCTTTGGCTTGATGATGTAGCCCGCTTCCATCGCAAGATCGGACAGCGCAGACCACTTCTGGATGCCACTACCATACAGAACAGTGAATGGGAGCTTTGACTTCTCTTTCACATACCGAGACTTTTCGATGTTGATGGTGAATTTCCATCCAGCAAGTTCATCCTTGACTTTCTCTTGAGCCTTAGAGATAATGAATACCTGATTTGCAGAATACATGATGCCAGTTCCACCAGAAACGATAGCTTTTGGGTATAGACCCATTTCCTTGTATACGTGATTGACTGCAATACAGGGAATGTTCTTTATTGTCAGATGTGGTGTGATAATACGGAAAAGCGACTTCAAGCTCTTTGCCCGTGACATGTCAGCAACAGACTTTTCATTCTCAGCATCTTCGACTTCTTTCTTTGAAGCCAAGTTGCCAACGGAGTCGATCATGATAAAGACCTTCTCCTTGTCGCCAATCTCTTGGAGTTTTTTCACAATGTCGAATTTCAACTGCTCAACATCTGTGATTGGAATGTGAAGCACTCGATCCGTATCGATGTCAAAGCTTGCAATGTACTCTGGTGTGATACCAAATTCCGAATCATACAGAAGTGCAATACCATTTTTGTGCTTATTCAGATAAGCCTTCATGCAATACAATGCTGTCATGGTCTTGAATGTCTTAGACTCGCCAGCAAGGACAGTCAATCCTGAAACTAGACCACCGTCGAGAGAACCACTGAAAGCAATGTTCAAGATTGGAAGTTCTGTTGGGACTGCCTCCTTTACGTTGAAGAAAGACGACTTTGATAATATAGCGGAAGACTTTGTGGTACCCGTCTTCATCATTCGTTCAAGCAAACTGCTCATTTATGGTTTCCTTCTGCTATTTGTTTTAGTCTCTTTTTGAATTGCTCAATCTTGTCCACTCGATTTGGCCAGAGAATTGTTGACTTCTCTGGGTTCTTGCATAGATTATCAAGGAATGGAAGAATTGAGCGATACAGAAGGTCCACGCGATTTTGCAGATCTCCTACTTGTTCTATTGTTGATGTGTATTCTGTTTGAAGTTTGTCTGACGCCTCTTTGACTTGCTCGTATTCTTCGTCAACAAATGAGAAGCCGAAGTCAAACTCTTCAATTGAGTCTTGCTTTTTATTCATGGATTTTCCAAGAAAAAAGAGGGGCCTTGCGACCCCTCAATTTCTGTTAGCCGTTAGCCAGTGAACGGAAGAAGTCAAGATCATCATCATCTTCACTTACCGCATCGGTTGCTGCAGCGGACTTTTGAACTGCTGCTGGTTTATCCTTGGCGAGTTTACTCATGTCGAGTTCTTCGTCAATCATCTCGTTAGCAGTTGTAGATGAGCGAGATGAAGTGTTTCCTGCAACACCAAGAGTCTTGTGAAGGCGTGCTTCTAGGTCTTCATACGACTTGAAGTTCTTTGCATCATGAAGAGCCTTGAGCGAATGAAGTTGATTGTAAATCTCTTCAAGCTTCTCTTCACTGCCATCAAATAGAGCAGTAGAAGAATCGAATTCACTCTTGTCATAGTTCGGATAGCCCTCGACTTCGCGAATTTTGATGCGGAAGTTTGCACCTTCCCAAAAGTCAAATGGGTTGACTGGTGATTCATCTTCGAATTGAGGATTCATCATGTCATTGAGTTTGTCAAAGATTTTCTTGCCGTAAGCGAAGAGGAATACTTTGCCTTCATTCTCTGGATTGGCTGGATCTTTGATGACCAGAATGTTTGAGTGATACTTCAGACGGCGCTTCTGTTTGCGAGCCTGTTCTTTGTCCTTCTCATTGCCGGAATTCCAGAGTTGAGAATTGTACTTGGATACGGGGTCTTCCTGCTTGAGAGTCGTCAGTGACTTTTCAATGTACCACCCACCTGTGCTCTTGAAAGCGTGATCCCATACAGGAATGAATGGAAGGTCTTCGCCTTCTGTGGCAGGAAGGAAACGAATGATTGCGAATCCGTTACCGGCTGCATCGCGGGTAAGGTTCCAATACTTTTCTTTTTCGGGATCGGCATAACCTTTAGAGGTCATTTTTTCCAGTTGCTGAGATAGTGATTCGAGCGACTTGGAACGGTTCTTTTTGAGTTCTGCAAAAGACATTTATATCTCCTAGTATTGCGTTGTATGATTTTATATTGCGATTTTGTGTATAACAGTTATGTGAGACACCCAATGGATATCTCAAGACTATTTATACGGAGTTGATTGGTAGTTATCAGAAAAATCTGTCCTTGACGACTTTTTTTAGTTTATCTGTCGAGTAGACAAGGAACGGATGATACTTGGTTAACTTCTTCATTATATCAGGAAACATCACATTGTCAAGCACTGATTTCGTCCAGTACTCTTCGCTGTTAGTCAGCTTTGTCAGAATGCATGTTGTCTCTAGTGAGATTTCACGCCTTAGATACAAATTTATGACCAGTGGGTATTGCCCCTGATTTGATACGAAGTTGCTTTTGAAGTCATCGTTTAGTTTTCCGAGATTGTCTTGAACATGAGACGTGATAGCATCAGTCCGCTTCTTCCATGATAGATAGACGCCATTGGCCTTCTCTTCCATAAGATCACCAACCCATAGTTTTGGATTGTCAGCAATGTTAGACAGTATCAGATTCTTGTAGTCCTTCTTTTTTGATAGCTTTTGGAAGCTGTATGCATCTTTACGAGTATAAAAAGTATCGGGAGTAACGTTTACTTTACCATTATACTTAAAGTAGTCATAACTTGACGTGAAGTGTCGTTTGATAGCCATGTATTCTTGATAGGCAGTAAGGCCATTCTCATTCAAAAAACTCGACTCTGACATCATGAGCACTTTCCTTCAACATCCTTTTACTTTTAGCTTCGGTTCGAATCTTTTCTTTGATGACTACTGACTTCTTGACGATTTCAGCAACCGTTTCGATTTCTAGGTCACGCTCTTTTGCATACTCTACGAGAGCATCGATGTATGACGATCCAAGAGACAGTTTCTTTTCAATTGCCTTATGAATTCTTTCTGGTGTTTCTATTTCAACCATGAAGGTCTTTCACCTCCGAAAGCCAACCGTTTGCAACACTTTCTACAAAAGGAAGTTCTTTTCCAAGAAAGACCTCTTCGTGTTTGTAGTTGTTGTTTACGTAGTATTTCACCGAAAGTCCGTTATCACGCTGCATGATGATTGCTTCAAGACGATTTCCAACTGCGTTTTCTTTTACCAGTTTCTTTACGATTTTCATACTGCAATCTTTCTGTTTCCGGTTGCCCAGTCGTTTGCCATCTTCTCTACCACTTCAATAGGAATCATTTCAAATTTTTCTGTGAAGAATTTCTTGCCAGATTTGTCTTTGTAATGAACCTCATGTACTAGATTATCCATGAGGTATACAGAGGCAGTTAGCCCAGTCGAATCTTCGATTTGAGCATAGGGTGTAACAGTTTCATTCATCATCATTCTCCTTTATTTTTCACCATAAATCCCATCCGAGTTATATCTAGAAACCCGTCTGCGTTTTCTTGTGCGTGTATATAACTGTATCCCATCTTCTCATACTTGTCAACCAGATTCTCTTCTCCTAGCCAGATTGGTATCAGAATGTCATAGTCTGGATTTGGCGAAGTCCTCAAATGTACCTCTATAGGATGATTTTCAATAAACTCTACATTTATTTTTCTAACCCTAGATAGCTCATGAAAACTGATGTCAATTTCTGGTAGGTAGTCACATCTTTCCCATCTATGGAACTTGCTAAGATTTTCTTCATCTTTAATGCCCTCCCACGAAGACACTGCATTCCACCAATGACCCTTCCACTCGTATGTGAGTGAATACTGACGACCTTCAAACCATTCGCACCAAAAATAACCAAGAGGTACTTTTTTCGCGTCTCCGGCTTCTATCCATGTCTTTTTAGCCCCTGCCCCCATCCCTGACAGATTGATTATTGGTCTGACTACATACCATCCAGAACGTGTTGGTGCTATGCTAGCAGGACCGCAATCGTATCCCAATTTTTCGGAAAGCCATAGTTTGTTGTACCAGTTCGTTAATTCTGGGTACTTGCGATAAGCTTGAATGTCGTCCATTTAAACCTCTGGAAATAAACAGTTATTCACAAATTGGTCAACATCCTCTTCATTGAGTCCGAGTGACTTCATTGTTCTAGGAGTGTGTGGATTCTGCTTCTGATGGAAAGCGTATCTATTCTGTGCTTCTCTAGCTGGATACGAAAAATCTGTAACCATGTCGTCAAAATACCAACGAGTCGTCTCTTCAACTACCTTCAACAGTTTGGATAACTCATCCGTTGTCTGAATGTTTCCAGCAGCTATCATGTTCTTTGAGAATATGGCTTTCGCCCAGCCGGGAAGTTCTCTTTCCTTTGACCACTCTAGATCAGATACTACGTCTTCGAAGTGCTTGACCGCAGGATGCATCTTGTCAACAATAGAGAAGTCATGGAACGCGCCGGTGACTTTGTTCTTTCCAGAAATAACATCAAATCCATAGATGGGTGCACCAGAGTCAAGTGTTGGAAATGCGCAGATGTGCATCATCCATAGCTTCTTTTCTTCTCTAGCATCAACAACGTCTAAGTGGATTCGACGGAACTTATCTGATCTCCACGTCATGTTTGCCCATCCGGCATAGTTGAACTTTTCTAGTCCATCTTCCGAGTAGCGTTCAAACTTACTATCGAAGTGCTTTACGATTTCAGTTTGAAACTCAATTAGCTGATCCCAAATCAAGTGATGCCTCCAAGTCTTCCATGAATGATTTTATCATAGCGAAACAGGTTCTTGCTTCGTCAGCAAGTCCATCGTGAAGCTTTGCTCGAATTATAGTCTTGAGTTCGTTTGTGTCTCTGTCAAACTGATAATGATGCCCAGATCCAGCTGGTATCAGTTTTTTTAGGATTTGTCCACCAGATAGATCGCCCATGTGTCTAACATAAACGTGAGCAAGAAGTTTGTCCTTGTCATCTGATATCTCTTTTATGTAGTCTGTGTAGTCAATGGTTGATTTCACGTGTTTTGGAATTCTGAAACCAAATTCTTTCTCTAGCTCCTCCAAGTCTTTGGTTATTGCATTGGATCTCTTTATGTCCTCAATGCCCTCTAAGACTCCTGCTTTCTCGGCATAAAACTCTAACATGCTATACATGATAAGTTGATTTGATAGATATACATAGTATTGACGGGGTGTTAGTTCTTTCTTCAACATCTTTTTAACGAAAAGTGATCGTTCTGCATTTTTATGTTGTTCGTGTGTCAGATCCTTTAGATTGTCCATTTTTATAGATACTCTATTCTATGCGACAATTGAAATCGCGAGTTTAATTTAAAAAGAGAGGAGAATTATCCCCTCTCTTTTATTTATACTAGACTCTATAGATTACTCTAAATTGGATACCATTTCTTGAGTTGCAGCAAGTTCTGGATCTGGAACTAGTCCATAGGTAGAAAGCGGACCACCCTCACCGGCCATGTCGTCTGATACAAAGAATTCGATGTATTCCTTAAGGCCAGGGATAACGCCAAGATGTCCATTCTTGACATAGAAGAACAATGGGCGACTTACTGGATACTCACCACTTGCAATTGTTTCAACACTTGGAAATACACCATTCAGTGTTGCTACTTCAAGTTTGTCAGTATTGTTTTGATAGAATGAAAGACCGAACACACCAAGCCCAACTGGATTTGTAGCAAGTCTGGAGAGTGTTTCAGTATAGTCACCATCAATGTCAACAGCTACACCATCAGTACGAACCTTGACACACATTTCTTTTTCTTCATCCGTTAGTTTCTTAACATCAAGAGAAGCTTTGCAGCCTTCTTCCATAACCTTCACGTCAAATACTTCGCGGGTTCCATGTTTGGTACCAGGAATGAACACTACAATTTCGTGACTTGGGAGAGATGCATCTACGTCACTCCATAATGTAGCAGTGCTATCAGCATGTAGTGCAGACCAGAGTTGTAGTGGAGTTAGGTCTGGCATACCCAGTTGACCGATGTTAGACGCGAATACAATACCATCATAACCAATGCGAACTTCGGTAATGGTACCTACAGTAGCTTCGCACTTAGCCCATTCTTCTTCTTTCATCTTTGAAGAACTGTTTGCGATGTCTGGTGTATTCTGTCCAACACCATCACAAAGTTTTTTGCGGCCTGCACCAGAACCACCACCCTCGATCACTGGTGTTGGAAAGTCAAAGTTTTCACCAAATGCTTCTGCTACAATAATTGCGTATGGCAGAACTGTTGATGACCCCGTGACTTGCACGTTATCTCTTGCAAGAGCAACTGATGTTGATAATGCTAATGCAAGAATCGATAGTATTACTTTCATGTATTTCTCCTCATAACTTAGACTACACATCATAGTCTAATCAATACTATTTTATACTACGATTGTAACAAACGCGTTACAATCACATTATTCTTTTGTAACAAATACAAATTTTTACCCGTTAGATTGTAAATTTATACTAGATTCGATGTACTCAAAGATTTCACTAAGTTACTTCTATTAAGTTGTCTTTAAAAATGCGCCAGGCTTCTTCCCAACTCCAACGTAAGCTACCATTGTATACTGTTTCTCTGTCTAATGCAAAGCATTTGTCTACAGCTAACTTTAAATCTTCGTCTAAAAATCCTGTCACGCCTTCTTCAACTACGTCTAGTGGGCCCTGTACAGGATAAGCTGCTACTGGAGTGCCGCAGGCCATTGCTTCTATCATAACTAAGCCAAAGGTATCCCAGCGACTTGGAAATACAAATACATCTGCTTGTTGAAAATAATGTGCTAACTCTGTTCCCCGTTTGGCTCCTGTAAAAACAACGTCAGGGTATTGATTTTTGTATTCTTCTAATTTGGGGCCATTACCGACCATAACTTTAGTTGCATGTGGATACGGCAAATTGAAAAATGCTTCTAGATTTTTTTCAGCACTGATCCTGCTTACACAAACAATCAGTGGGGACGAATACTGCGTTTGTCTCGTCGTTGGTTTAAATAACTCTCGATCAACTCCTCTAGTCCAAGCAACTACATTATCACTAAAGCCGTGTTGTTTTAAACTGCGCACCATGCTTTCGGTTGTTGTCAATACCCTATTACTATTTGAATGAAACCAGCGTATAACTGGCCATGTAATCGATTCGGGCATACCT